CACAGCCGGAGTATTTATCCTGCACCCTGGACATTGACACCGATGTAAGAATTTCAACATTTGGCAATTCCCTTGTAGGAAAAAACTTTAGTGCCGGCCATATCGTTACCGTGTTTAACGGAATGAAGGACAAAGTGGCTCAGGAGGAATTGGCCGGAAAAATAAAGGGAAATCACGGGGGAGAGGACAATACAGGGGACACGGTTGTTGTTTTCACGGACGTAAACGGTAAGCCAACGGAGATAACAGCCGTTCCAACCAATGACTTAGACAAACAATACGAGGCTATTTCCAAAAGGAATCAGCAAAAGAAACTAACCGGGCATAATGTTTCAGGGGTTCTTTTTAAGATAAAGACTGAGGGGCAGTTGGGAAACAGAACCGAATTAATAGAGGCTCACGAACTGTTTATTAATGAGTACGCAAAGGTAAAGCAGGAAGCGGACCTATTGGTTATGAAGGCTTTTTATAAGGCCAGATTCGGTCAGGAAGTTGAGTTTGTTGTTGAGCAAGTGCAGCCTATTGGAATCGAGTTGCCTTTGGAAAACCAAAATGTAATTAATGCGCTTAACGCCAAAGACCCGAACATTGTCATTAATTACTTGGTTGAAAAGTACGGCATTAAGTTGCCGGAAAATCAAAACGGATCGGCGGGAACCGGAGCAGGAATCGTAAACCAAAACCTAAAAGGATTGTCAGGCCGTGAAAGTCAGGATATGTTGAGAATTGTAAGACAGTTCGACAAGGGGCAAATGACAAGGCAGCAAGCTATTCTAAGATTAACTTCCGGGTATGGGTTGACTGAGGCCGAAGCCTCTAAATTCCTAAACGAAAACGATGACAATGCGGCCACTTTCAGCAAACACGTCTGCCTTGCGGATGACAATACTTTTTTGGCTCTATTCAATAAATACGCTCACGATGTAGACGAATCGGATGAGGTATTAAGTGTTAGTTTCCAAACCAACAGCGTTAAGTTTGAGGAACCGGTACCCAAAGAGGTTTTAGATAACGTAATGGTGGCAATACAAGCCAATCCAGAAGCGGATAAGGAAACATTAACTAAAGACCTGAATATTGAACCCGGCCTCCTGGAAAGGGTTTTAAATGACCTCTCAAAGTACAAATTGATTGTGTTGGTCCGTGACATAATCAAGCCAACTCAGAAGGGCTTAGACTATGAGGTGGATTCAGAAATATATACAGAGTACGTGTACACCAAAAGGCCTGACGTAAGCGGCCCGGTTATCAAAAGCACTACCCGCCAATTTTGCCGGGATATGGTGCAGTTGACCAGAAGAAAGGCATTAAGTTACGAGGCCATTAACAGATTGAATAATGAGTTTGGGGAGAATGCCTGGGATTACAGAGGTGGATTCTATAACAACGGAGAAGAAACAACCCCTTGGTGCAGACACGTATGGGGTGCAGTAACCAAAATCAGAAGACGTAAGAAGTAATGGCGCATTTATTAATATCTCAAAACTACCTGAAGGAAAAGGGAATCATTGATAACAATGTGGACTTTACCAAACTCACTCATGTTATTGAAACGGTGCAGGATATTTTTATTCAGAACGCCCTTGGGACTGATTTATACAACCAAATAAAAACCCAATCTACTCCGCCAACTACATTAACCGCCGCTAATGCCACTTTACTAAACGATTACATCCTTAAAATAATGGTGCTTTATATTCAATGTAAGGCCCCGGTAGCGGTTCAGTACCGGTTTATGAATAAAGGAATCATGCAAGTGAGTGCAGATAACGCAACACCGCTAGATCCCAATTCATTAAAGTTTTATACTCAGGAATGGAAAACGGATGCAGAGGCTTACGTTCAAATGATGACGAACTACATCATAGCCCATCAATCGGACTATCCGGCTTACTTCACAAATAACGGATTAGACCGACAGGTACCATCAAACAACGGACACAATATTGATATGTTTTTACCAGATAGTCCATACAAAAACACTTTGGGGGATTATTACAACAATACCTGTAAGAAAGACAAAGACATCAGCAATCAGCCGTTCTAATGGGAAAGATTGAAAAAGAATACGAAAAAAAATTACGTGAATACTTAGAAAAAGAAGGTGTTAAGTTTAAACAACATAGTAAGCGAAATAAAGACATTCGCCCAAAGACACGAGCAGATAAATAGCTGCGTGTTTGGTGTGATCCCTGAAGTTGGCGAAACGTCCCCCGTTTACCCTGAATTGTTTTTTGATTTAAGCGATACAGCCTCAGAGTTTTCAGAACAGACCGATTCGTATTATTTCGACTTCTTAATTACCGACAAACCAAACAAACAAAACGAATACGCCTCCACGCTTGAATCTCTAAGCGATACAAAACTAATTGCCAACGATGTTGTGTCTTATTTTAAGAAACACGATTTCGGACAGGCTGTTAAAATAGATTTACCTATCACCATGCAATCAATGATCGGAACCAAAGAGGATTCGGTTTGTGGATGGATGTTCACATTAAAAATAACACTAACTCAAGGAATTAATTACTGCCAAATACCATTAACACCATGATTTCAAAAGCAACAATAACCAGACCAGCAAACACCACGGCTTATGCAGCCGGAGACGTAATAAATGGAGACGGGGTAACTATCCCTATTGAACTACCGGTAAACGGGGAAAAGGATTTGGTTATCCTGGCCACTCACTTAATGAGTTCAAACGAGGCAAGCACCACGGCGATTGACATTTACTTCTTTAGTGAATCTTTCACTATTGCAGCAGATAACGCCGCTTTTGCGCCAAGTGATTCACAGATTAAAAGCTTTTTGGGTAAGGTTTCGCATACTGAATGGTCCGCTTTTGCGGCCTGTAAGATCAGCGATTCACCAGCAGCGTCCATTAACTTACCAAACGTGAGTTATGATTCGGATATGACGGCCACAAACGGAACAAGTGTTTACGCTGTTTTGGTTGCTTCTGCTGCTTATACTCCAATTAGTGCTGAAGAAATTACAGTAAAGATTGACCTGGTTTAATGAAGCGGAAGTTAAAGAAAATAAGCCCGTACTTTAGGAGGGGTGGGGGTGGCCCAGATTACTTTATTAGTAGCTATTCTGGGTTTGCTTATGGATACTCTTTAAGGCAATTAAATCCAGACTCTCAATATTGCGTGAGGGTTAGGAGAGCGAGTGATAATTCAGAACTGGATATTGGATTTATATTAAACACAGTCGCAAATCAATATTTAATAGATGTTGATGCGTTAGAGGCGTTTTGTGGTGTAGGTAATGGTTTTATAAAAACGTGGTACGACCAAAGCGGAAACGCAAACCATCTAACACAAACAACCTCATCACTTCAGCCGCAAATAGTGGATTCTGGTAATGTTATTTTGTCTAATTCTAAACCAACAATATATTGGGACGGAACAGACGATTATCTTACACTAACCTCCCCTATTTCAGATACTCAACCGTGGAGTTCTTTTCAGGTATCGCAGAGGTTTGATTCCACATCTATGGCCCCGCTTTTGTCTTCTGGTGTCGGTGGTTGTCCTTTTACGGTAATGGATTACGGTGATAATTATTTGTATTTAAGAGACAATACAAGGACTATAATAAGTTCTTCAACTGACACAACAACTACACAAAGGGTATTAACTGGTATTCAAAATGGCGTTTCTGGTTATATATGGAAAAACGAAACGTCAGTTGAAGTTGGAGCGCCTATTGGTGTTGGTGGAATTGGAGATTTTATTGATTTTGGCAGAAGAGAAACGGTATACGCAAAGGGTTATTGTTCAGAATTTATATTTTTCAGTTCTGATAAAACAGACGAAGTTGTTTCTGTATATGGAACAATACAAGGCAACATGGGTTCTTTTTGGGGTACATTTATTCCATTTGCCCCATCTTCAGGGTATCTTGTTGATGTTGTCGGACAATCTAACGGCACTGATAGATTTTTACAATCAGCCCTTCCTGCTGAATATTTACCATCGCTTGAAGATGGGTGGGTGTTTTATAAGTCAGTTGATTCGGCAGCAGATACAGGAATATGGCAAAGGCAGGAGGCTGGCGTTAATACAATGATTCCTTCTGGGGTTTTGGGATATTATGCGTGGGCATATGCCGGGTCTTATTGGTCAAAACTTACTTACAACAAGGTGTTTTATGTAGTGCCATCTGCCGTTGGTGGCACCGGATTGGATAATTCTTTTTCTCCTGGATGGGATCCTGACCACGCAAATGAATATTATGATAGGTCTGAAACAAACTCAATACAGGCAAGGTCAAAAATGCCTTCAGTATCATTTACTCGCGTTTTGGTAATAGACCACGGGCAAAACGACGCGGTAGATGCCACTACTGCGGCTAACTATGAAACAAATTTAACCGCATGGATTGAAGCATATAGGGCTGGCTTTAGTAATGCTTCATTAAAAGTTATTATTATTTTATTAAATGACAGTTCAATTTATACTTATACAGATGATGTAAGAACGGCGCAAATAAACGTCGTATCTTCAGATGCTAATGTTTATAGTATAGATGGTAATGATTACCCATTGCAGGATGGAGAGCATTATACGGATGCAGCAGCATTGCAGTTAGGTAAGGATATAGCCGATTTAATAAACACTTTTTAAAACATGACCTCAATAGAAAAATCAACCATAACCATTCCTAAAGTTATATGACCCCAACATAAATAACAATTCTACTAACTTTTTCTTTAATACTTTCTATAACCGTATCTTTAAATTATGACAAAACAAGCAATTTTAAACCAGCTTTAATACTTTATGACCCACGACCACCAGCTTCAGGAAAAACACATTAAAAAGGCGATAACGTACACCGGATTCCTTTCTTCTCTGGGAGGGCTTCTTATTGGGCTGTTCGTTGTTTACGGGTTTTATTACAACACAAAGGACACTCAGGCAGAACACACTGGAGCAATTCAAGAACTTAAAACAGACGTGAAGGAAATTAAAGTAAAGATTAACACTGCTGAGATATTTCAGGGTGTTTCACAATCTGAGCAGAGGTCTTTACAGGACAAAGTGGTTGTGATTGAAAAGAAGGTGGACAAGTTGGACGACAAGCTGGACAGAATACTCATGCAGACCAGCAGATGAGCGACGGGGCTATAACTGCTATTGTTGGCGGTGTTGTAGCCATTGCCGGAGCCTTTTGGAAGTATAAAATTGAACACGCTAAACTCAAGGATTCAGAGAAGCAATTGAACAAGGCAAACAAAAAGATTCGTTCACTTGAGGCGAGCAATACACGGCTTAAAAAACTATTGAAATGAAAGTCACCAGAATAGACCAAAAAGGCATTGAACTGATAACTCAGTTTGAGGGTTTAAAACTTTCACCATACTTATGCCCGGCAAACGTGCCAACAATCGGCTACGGCACTACTCGGTATTACAATGGCGTTAAGGTATCAATGAGCGACTTACCAATAACAAAAGAAAAGGCAATCGAGTATTTAATGCACGACGTTTTTACATTTGAATTGGCCGTTGATGCAATGGCAACAGACACGGTTACTCAGAACCAATTTAACGCTTTGGTTTCCTTCGCTTACAATCTCGGCCCAAACGCATTAAAAAACAGCACCTTATTAAAGAAGGTAAACAGAAACCCAAATGACCTAACAATCAAAGCTGAGTTTATGAAATGGGTGAATGCAGGAGGAAAGAAGCTGGCCGGACTTGTTAGGCGTAGGGAGGCAGAATCGAAATTATACTTTACACAAACACTATGAGCATAGCAGACATTAATATTTACTATTGGGCAATCGCTTTGGGTGGTGCTTTAATTCACATTCTTTTGAAGTTAAGTGAAGTTCCTGAAACAAAAGGGCTTTGGGCCTCATTCACTCGAAAGGACAGGTTTGTGACTTTGGCTTCATTTGTTGCCATTCCGGTGCTTTTAATGATTATGACTGACACAAGCCTGGGCGATCTACTGCCATTGAATTACATTACGGCGTTCTTAACAGGGTATCAAACACAATCTTTTTTGAGGTCATTCGCTCAGATCGCAGGAAAGAAATACATCAAACAGGATGGCGAAGTTTAGCATTTGGACATTTTTTGTCCTGACACTTTTTGTCCAATCATGCGGGTGCAACTGGCACCTGAAGCAAGTTGAAAAGAAATGCGGTTTAACCAGCAGAACGGACACCGTGTTTGTTCGTGATACTGTGATTGTTCCTGAAGTACACACAGACACCATTGTAAGCCTCGGACACGACACTGTTTACATTAACAAGGATAGGCTTCAAATTAAACTTGTTCGTTTACCTGGGGATTCAATCTTTGTGGATGGCAAGTGTAAAACTGACACTATGTTCATTGAGGTTCCCGTTGCCGTAACCAACAACGAATACAAGCCAGAACCCGCATGGCAAAAGTGGCTCGGATGGATTCTGTTAGCTGTGGTTGTAGTGCTTGCGCTTCTGTTCAGGCGTTAATCACTCGTTATCAATAACAAACTTAACGCCGAATATTTCCTCAGTCCTTCTGAACTTTTTTGCGCCTTCATAACTCATTCCCATTTGCTTTGCGTATTCAGGAATGGTTCTAAGATTTAGGTACATTCCACAATGTTTAAAAAGTTCAACCAAGCTATCGTTGTCGAGTTCGCCAGCCTCAAATTTGCGGCCAACGAACTCAATCAGCTTTTGTGTATTTTCCTGAATCTTAGCTTTTTCCATAGGTTGAATTTATTAAATTGCGTGTAGCCGGTAGTTAGGCGTAAGTTTACCAAACCCACTCCTGACCCTCCAACGACATATCTCCTGCATCAATAGCCATATCCCTTGTCACTATAATTGTCTGCCGTTGGTTTTGTTCATGCACACAACAATTTCCATGTACCAACTCTGCTTTATCTTCTTGCCATGTTTTACACGCTTCTAAATCCAACGGCTCACCATCTTTATCTGTCGGTTGCCCACAGTAGCCACAGCGATAAAAACCTACGCCTAACAGCACATTTGCAATAGGCGGGGCTTCTTGCTCCGTTGAAAGTTTTTCGTTTTTATCAAGTTCTGTTTTCATATCAAAATTTTAGTTATTAATCCCGCCCATCGCAAATCTGCAAAACGTTATACCTCATTGCCTTCAATCTTCTGTCTAAGCCAAACAGTTCCATTGTAAAAATCAAGTTCGTGAAAACCATTAAACTCGCCTTTACTATTCATTATGTCTGCGTATCGTTTGGCTTCAATACCAGCCTCAATATGAGTCGGCAACGAAGGTATAACATTGTATAAAAGCAATAACTCATCCACTGCATCATGGTAAGCTAAATCTCCGCTTTCAACCTTACTTATTATTTGTTCAATTTTCTTTCTCATACGTTACTGCTTTTATACTTGTCCGTTAGCAGCAAGTTTGCTCACAATCTAACATATCCTAAATTTTTATTGCATTTCACACAATATCCGTATCTATCTGTTTTTACATCAAATCCGCTATGTGAGCAAACCTGACTGCTAACATGGGCTTGTGGCAATGCTTCGTTTTCGGTTTCAAATAAACTTGGTGCTGAAAAACTTTTATTAAAATCTCCTACCCGCTTTCGTTCAACGGTAACAATTGTATCGTTATGACAAGCTCCGTGACATACCAATTTCACTTCCACAATTTCAAACCCTCGTTTCTTTCCAACGCCTGTGCTGTCCCAACAAAAAGAAATTACAGTTCCCTCGGGTCGAACTATCCTTGCAATTTCATCTTTGCATTTAGCCCAATATTCGGCCCTTCCAGCAGTTCCCTTTTGCTTGGTGTGTATCTCCGCAAACATTGTTCAGTTGAATAGGGCGGGTCAAACAGCACTCCGTTTACCGAATTATCTGGCAATGATTTTAGAAACTCCAGCGCATCCATTTGATGTTTATTGCCCCGCCCCTCAATATCATTCGTTATTTCAGCAGGGGAGTTTTCACCAGCAAAAGGGTCTGCCCATCCATCGGTTAAGTATTTTAGTATTATCTCTTTGAATGGCTTAACCTTAAATGTCCAAATGCTTGGCATCGCCCATTCTCTCGTAACTGTAATTTCTTTTCCTACGCTCATTTTAATAAAAGTTTTTCCTCGTTCTTTATATTTAAGTTTGTCGGTTGAATCCGCACTGCCACAAGCCCAGAACCGTTACTCAACCGAATCCCCATAATGATGAACGTTTACATTAAGTGAATACTGTTTTACAATCCTGCAAACTCCGCATGAGTCGTATTCCTGTTTCTTTTCTTTTGGAGTTTCAGGCTTCGGATTGTCTTTTCTCATTACGACCAAAAGCACGACAGAGCAAATGAATCCGATTATGCAAATTCCAATCGCTAAATTTATTAGCTGCTCTATTTTCATTTTGAAACAAATGAATGCGAAAATTGATAAAATTGCTGCTGTTAATAATAGTGTTTTCATGTTTATTGATTTAAAGTATGTGCATAAATCCACAAAATAAATACCCAGCAATAAAACACAAAAGAAAAACCCAGGCAGATTCCAACCAATGTGTTTTGTTTATTATTTTAAGTTTTTTCATGTTGATTTCGTGCTGTCGTTTAATGTATTTGCTTTTGTCTGTAAACAATTCTCCGTCATCAGATAAATATCCACATTCGGATTCTGTTTTGCAGTTACAGGTGTTATCACCTTCCCCGCATCTTTTAAAGTTTTCTGCCATAATTACTGATTTAAAAAATTATCATTCGCTTGCATTGCTTTGTAATCCACAACTTCAGGCTGTCCGTAAATTTGCGGGTGATCCAGCACCTGCATATATTCCCCGACAAACAGTAAAGGGGATTGAAATAAGGCCCCCTCTCGGTACTTTGCACAATCGAGCAGCATAAGCCCTGCAACGTTGAGGTTGCGGCCTCCAAAGGTTTCACCTTCATAAAGACCATTATCAGCACCCATCCCGTAATACTCAGGCCGCATGATAAAAAACACGGTGTCGGCATCCTGTTCGATGGCTCCCGATTCCCTTAAATCTGAAAGCTGTGGTTTTTTACTTGGCCTTTCCTCCACCTTACGGCTCAACTGAGATAGGGCGGTAATACAAATGTCCTCCTCTTTGGCAATCATTTTCAGGTTACGGGAAATGTGGCTTATTTCCTGTTCACGGTTGTTGCCTTTCTCCTTTGAACCCATCAACTGGAGGTAATCAATGTAAACCTCCTCAATTCCGTATTGCTGTTTCATTTTACGAACCTTCGAGCGCAGGGACATAATATCCAACCCGGCTGTGTCATCAATGTAAAGCGGGGCATCAATGAGGCGAGAGATACCACCACCCAAAGCCATCAGTTCATTTGGGCTTATCCTTTGTTCGTTAATGTTTTTGGAACTTACCTCAGATTCAGAAGCCATAAGCCTATTGACCAATTTCACGGTTGACATCTCAAGGCTGAAAATTGCCACAGGTTTCTGCAACTTAATGGCCGTATGCTTTGCAAGGGAGAGCATGTAAGCCGTTTTTCCCTGTCCTGGCCTTGCTGCTATTATGGTCAAATCCTGCTTTTGCTTTGAGTAATAACAATCAACGCCTTTGTGTCCGGTTCCGATTCCGGGCTTTATGTGATCCGGTCCAATACTCTTAATCTGTTCGATTACCGAAATTGCCACATCCCCGACTTGTTGAACGTTGGATTTACCTATAAAGTCAACCTTTGCGAAGTCCTTAAATATGGTTTCGAGTATTTCCAGGGCATCCGCTTTGGGTTCCTCACAAAGCATCTGAGTTTTGTTTGAAATGCGCATGAGTTCCCTAAGCACGTATTTTTCGTAAATCAGGGCTGCGTGAATTTCAGCGTTTGCGGCTGAGGCGACCCGGTTTGTTTTGCCTGAAACCCCATAAGCCCCTCCGACTGATTCGAGTTGATTTAAAGCCTTTAATTTCTGAGTGGTGGTGAGTATGTCAATTACCTGATTTGATTGCCACAGGGCAATACAGGCGGTAAAAATGAGCCTATTATCGGCCTTGTAGAAGCACTCAGGCTTTAGCATTGCCACTACTTTGGGCAAAACGAATGGCTCCAGCAGTATGGCCCCAATCAAAGCATCCTCAATTTCCGGTACGCATGGCTGTATGTTTCCTGATTGCCTCATATTACTGCCCTAATTTTTTAACTTTAAATTCTTTTGGTTGTTCTGTGCTTTTCTGTTTCAAATACCAGTTCTTAAAATGCTCGGCGAATTTTATGCCATTGGGATAGGATAGATTGGCCGCTTTACGAAATGCAGGGAGAGCAGCAACCAACACGGCCTTGTCAACCTTCAGAATCCTTGCAATGTTTTCGCAGTTTACTGAGTTCGGAAAGTCATAAAAATAGGCTTCGAGTAGGTTTTGAGCATCGCCCCCAATTATTCCTGTTTCTACAATTCGTGTTGGCATTGGTTCGGGTTCTGCTTTCTCAACTTCCTTTTCTTTTTTACTTCCGTTCAGTTTATTTTTCCTCCTGCCTTCACAATACGCTGCCCGCCTTTCCTTTTCCTCTCTCATCCTTACATTATAATACCCTCCATTTGTTTTTTTGAACTTTGAAACAACCGGGGAGTTTATTGATCCGCATACTTTTATCATGTGTTCTTCAGGTATTATGTCGCTTTGGTGTTGTTGGCAAAGCAGTGTGATGTATTGTCCTTTCTGTTCGTCTGTAAAAAACGCCGTCCCTGAAAGGAAGTCCGACGTGTAAAAAAGTACTGCTGGGTCTTTTGGCATAATAACATTTGATTTTTGGCTTTATAACTATTTCAGCGAATCATGGGCCGCCACAAGTTCCCGAATCCTTCTACCTTCTTTTGTTGACTTTGGCGATACCTGCAAAGCCCAATCGAGCAATACATCAGCCCACCAATGCCTAATCCTTGTTATTATGCCAAAAGACCCAGCAGTACTTTTTTACACGTCGGACTTCCTTTCAGGGACGGCGTTTTTTACAGACGAACAGAAAGGACAATAC